TGCCCAAATGGCTTCAGACTCAAAAAACCTGTTCGGCTTTGTAAGTCTTTTTGTTAATATACTCTAAAAGTACGGTCGGTTTTGGTCTACTCATAATTATATACGTCTCGATATGTACGTATATATTTATCACTTATTTGTTAGAAAAGCCACCACCGTCCATTGATACAGTAACAACTTCATTACTACCAGACTGTTTTATCTCTAAAAGTAGTGTTTCGTAGTCTTGAGTTAGTTTTATTAACACGTCAGTTAGTGCAATATTCAACAATCTTGCTTGTTGAATAGGTATTTTAACTTCTTGTTGTCGTGCTAACTCTGCTGACTTAATTAGTTGAGTAAACTGAGTTAACGCTACAGTATTAATTGGATTTTGCATTTGCCAGTACCGATTTCATTTCAAACTCACTTGTAAACGGTCCTTTGTTTGGATAACGTTCAATAGTAATTAGTTTAGGACAAAAACTTCGCACCCAACCTTTTTCAAATTTGATTGTATAGTATCCTGCACAATACAAACTTTTACTAGCATTTGATTTTGTAAACAATGGCAACTTACGTCTTACATCGTACATTGAATTGTAAGGCTTGCACATAGCCGGAAAGCCGTGTACTTCGTGTTGTTCCACAGTATCAGCAGAAGTAACTTTTACTTTGGCATTCTTTAGAAAGAACTCCTTACCAAATTGCTTAGTAAGATCTTCTTTTTTATTAAACATAACTTCACCGTTTGTACTACTCAATACAAACTTGTTGTTTTCTTTTTTATGTAGAGTGGCAATTCTAGTACCGTCTTGTTCGACGATCCAAAATTTACCATCCACAATTGGTTTTGCGTGTAGCTCTGTCATTATTTAGATTCCTTAGTTAGGCCGCGCCATTGTTCAACTAGAGTTGACCACTTTTTTCCATCCCATGTTGCCATAACAGGAAACGGCCATGTGTTTGCTTCAGTTCCTGGGAGTGTTTCGTATGATCCAACTCTTGCAGGGTTAATGCTTACTGGGTACCAGTCGGTTACTTCTAGTGCGGCATCTTCATGTAGTTCTTCAATTTCTGCATGAGTAATACTAGCATCAGGATCAATAGCTTGGATAGGATTCTCAGGCTCGCCTAAAAACTCTTCACCAGTGTCCTCATTAGTAAGTGCTAACGGTCCATAATAGTAATACTCGGTGTCATCATTGCTCCAGCCAAGTTCTTCAACACCGCAGTAGGAATCTTCTTCCCAAGCAGCCTCAAACTCTTCAACATCTGTGCTAGTAGCTTTATCATTACCTGCTTCGATGTCTAACCAACAACCGTCAGTCATGTCCCACATTTCCCACGACTCGTCGTTGTCAATGCAACTTAGTTCATACCCGTCCTCGTTTACTAATTCTAGATCAGTAAGTGGGCGCTCGTCTGATTCTACACTAAATGTAGCCCAGCGAAAGCCTTGTTCAATAGTAATGACTTTGCCTTCTTTGTAGAAGAACATTTTCTCTACTGCTGACTTTTTATATTGTGGGGATAGTTTCCAAGTTGCCATGATTACTCCTTAGTTGTCAATATCCATTGAAGTCCACTCTTTGACTACAGCAAGCATTTCATCTTCTGTGGTACAAAGAATCTTAGCAGTCTTCCATTCGCTATCTTCGTCACGTCCGCCTACTTCGACCATGAATCCGTTGTCATAACGGTTGAGTGTAATTGACTCGTTTACTTTTGCTAGTTTGTTTAGTTTTGCCATTTTAGTTCTCCTCGAATAAATTTTGTGCTGCCTTAGTAGCAGGATACTTTGCTTGGAAAGGTTCTGCATACGATTGAATATTATCTGCAATTTTCTTCATGTCCCACGTATTACAGAACTTTAGCATACGAATGCCAACTTGTGTAACTTCTTTAGGAATTGCATTAGTGTTAATTGTTTCTTTAATCTTTTCTTTGATGTCGGTAGGTTGTGCAGTCAAGTCACAAAGTTGTACATTACGTTGATAGTCTTCTAATACACGATGCTCGATGCCATTATGGTCTACCCAACGTTGAAGCATGAGATTGTTCCAAGAATATCCTTTGGCGTTACGATCTGCAAATGCCTCTTGTAAACCAACTTTATTCTTGGAACCTTTAGTACGTACACCGGGATATGCGGAAAAGACATTGTCGCTGGTATCGCCACGCATACACTTCTCAAACAACATCCATTCTGGATCTTGGGCAGGCTTAGGCTCCCCTGTCTTTTTATCTTTAACTGGCTTACCTTTTGCATCGAATATGCCCTCGTGTGTAATATGTAAATCACCCACGCCATTATATTGACTAACAGTAGGACTGATAAGTTGTGCGAAATCGCCGTCTGTCGAAATGATAACGTGCTTCTCTAGCGGATGTGCTTGTACCCAACCTGCAATTAAATCGTCTGCTTCTAGATTAGGATGTTGCATTACAGTACAGTTAGTCTTGTCTGAGATAAAATTCTTAAACTCGTCAAATGCTTCCCAGAACAATTTATCTTCTTCTTGCTCTTTAACAGTCATTGCATCGCGAGTTTCTTTACGATTAGCTTTGTACGGCTTATAAACATCTTTACGCCAGCTACGACCTTCGAGGCAGAACACTACGTGAGTACCACCAAAGTCTTGCCATGCTTTTTTAATACTGTTAAAAGTAATATGGAAAGCCATGCCAAGTTTAATATCAGCAGAGCCTTGTACTACGTGTCTAGCACGAAAAAATGTGTTAGCAGTATCAACAATAATATAGGTCATCCAATTTCCGATCTAGTTGCATCTAGTTTCTGTACATTAATAAATCCTTGACTTCGATTCATATCTAGTCCTTCATCACTTAGCATATTACGTGCTAAACTTTTGAACCATAAATCAACAATCAATTCATCTGGGTCGCCTTCTAAACCATATCCAGCTTGTCTTAATTGTAACACAAACTGTTCGTTCCAGTCAAGTTCAAAGAATCCATTTGCCGGATTGTCTTTATTGACATGCGTATCCAAAACTGCTACCCAAGGCTCTTTGCGTTTTGTAGCTCTTTCCTTAGGAGACATTTTGGCTAGCTCTTCTGCTTCCTTAGCCGCATCTTCTTGAACCTTTGCTTCTGCTACCCTCGCCATTGCCTCGGCGTGTTCTTTTTCAGCTTGTGCTGTAGCTTCTTCAATTTTAGCAATACCAGTAATCTTTTTCAAGAAATTTTTAATCATTAAGTTCCCCATTCATTCTTAAATAACGGCACTTGCAGTCTATCGCTGTAGCGTAGTCCGTTTTTCATAGCCAACAATGCTACATTTTTATTATTCATTGCATAGACGCTTTCAACACCGCCTACTGGCATTAGATAAACATGCCCTTTGAATCCTGCTTTACGATAAGCGGCAATAGCACACTCAGCATCAGCAAAGTCTTGTTCTGTAGCAATAACAAATTTCAAATATGCTGTACCAACTTCTTCATACTCACAAACAACTTCTGGAAGGATTGCTTCTTCCCACTTCTCGCCACTACATGGAAGTTTAGCACTTACACTAAATGTAAGCTCTCTGCCTACTACACTATTCCATTTAGACAAGAAACTCTTAAACTCTGGAGTAAGTTTCTGAGTACCATTTGTTTCAAACGTAATCTCTTTCAAGTCACGCATCTTTGTATTATTAATCAAGTCTGGATAAGCACGTTGCCAACCTAGCAATGGCTCACCACCTGTAATAACCAAGTGTTCATCTTTCCAATGATCCTGCGGAAGAATTTCCATAATGCGATCTGCGATTGCTTCGCTAGTAAGCATTGGACTAAGATCCTTAAATTCAGGCATCCATGATGCATAACTGTCGCACCCTGTACTAACTAGTGGAAGATCCTCATACTTCATAAATGATTCAATCATTGTATGTGTAGCCGCAACGTCTGTCGCTTCGTGACTTACTTCACCGCGTGGCATACCAAAGCCAGCACACTTAAAGTTACAGCCAAATGTTCGTAAGAAAACGGACGGTACACCCATGTAACGTCCTTCGCCTTGAATGCTGTAAAATAGTTCAGCAATTTTTAATTTACTCATATGCAATCCTGTTCGTTCGCCATTTTTGTTATTGTAGCACGTTCTTTGTTATTTTGTCTAGCATTACGAAACTCTTTAACATCTGCTGATGCAGTTACTAGAGTTTGAGCATAATTGATCGCTTGTTGCTCTTTCAAACAAATAGTAGATTCAGTATCAACATACCCTTTGGTAAGCAATGTCCAAATATGTGTCCAGCGTGTCTTTGACCAAAAGTTTGTTCTAGTGGTAACGTAGATGTTAACAGCAATGCCCGTATCATCGGACTCTACCCAGATGTTGTGATCGCATTCTGGACTAGAACATTCGCAAGTAACTCGATAAACTTTCGAATCGCCCCAATCGTTTTGCTTCAAAATACCTTCTGCTGGCACTTGCGTTTTCATTTGATTAGTTCCAAGTTAATAATCTTAGCAACACGTTCACCTACATCAACACCTTGAGGAATAACATACGTTTGATTATCATTGCGATCCTTTCGGTCATCGTATCTACGCACATTAAGAATGCGTCCGCCTACTGCTGTGCTTAGTTCGAAACTAATACGATCTTCGCCTTCTGGACGTCCTCTTTCTACCATTGCTGTGCCCATACTTAGTGTACTCATTTTTTGTGCTATCCTGTTTTTATAATCACGTTCCGCTATCTGCTCTTCGTATTGATGCTTGTTATCCCACATATCTCGCATCTTGCGATAAAGCCATATATCAAGCCACTTCATTTGCAAGTCTCCAACCATTTATCCAATGTGGTTACTGCTTCATTAAAGTCTACAGCATAAACCTTTGCCGCAATTTCGTTTTCTTTGATTTCAATATCAAATGGTACTACTCCATTGAATCTAAAATCTTCAGGTACGTCAGTTGTAACTACAAACTCTTGCAAATTCTTTGCACGAAAAATTAAATTATTAGCCATGTCTACTGAGTTCATTTTGCGTATTCCTGTTGAAGTTTAATATTGTCAAAGAATTCTTTCTTTGTACCTTGGTCTGTATTAAAAGCACCACGCAATACAGTTGTCTGCGTAAGACTAGAGTGTGCCATAATACCACGATTTTCACAGCAACCATGGATTGCTTGAATGTATACTGCTACGTTTTCGGACTCAGTAGCTTTAGCAATTTCTCTGGCAATGTCATTACATAGTTCTTCTTGTAAAGTGCCACGGCGAGCACACCACTGGGCAATACGAGTATACTTGCTAAGACCAATGAGCTTTTGAGCGGCAATAATGCCAATATAAGCAACGCCACTAACAGGCTGGTGATGATGTGAGCACATACTGCGAAGCTCACTACGTACCACCAACATGCCTTCGTATCTATCTTGGCTGTCATTTGGAAAAGCCGTTGCATCAGGGCCTGGAACATATCGTCCCTCCATAATTTCATTGAAGTACATTTTTGCCAATCGGCGAGCAGTACCTTTGCTGTTAGGATCGTTCTCACGATCTATAAGCAACGTATCTAGCACTTGTTCAAATGCTTCTGTTGCTTCGTTGATTAGGATTTCTTTATCAGACTCGCTAACATATTCGCTAATGTTGTCGCCCGCCCAGAAACGTTTCTTGTCACGTTTCATTTTTGCACGAATAGCATTTCCTAGGTATGCTGTTTCATACCCTTTTTCGTCTGTGTTATCTAACGATACTGAATCTTCTGGATCGTTACTAACGTATGCTTTATTGTATACCAATTTATTCTCCGAGTTTAAGACGTGGATGTCTTTGTATTATTATATAGGTTTATTTAGGCCGAGTCAAATAGTTCTTACTCGTATTCTACGACATTCAGCTTTAACTTCAGGCGGGAAGTCTGGGCTAATCTCAGCCATGCTACAGTCGTACACACGCCCTTCTGGTTTTGGCATCGCCAAAAATAACAAGGACATTAGAACAATTAACACTACAGCAAATGAAACCTCGATTATGCCACGTTTTTCAGTAAACCATTGCATAGTCTCTCGATCTCTTCTTTATCTAGGTGGAAATTGTAAGTACTAGAATCTTGGACAACGCCATCTTCATCTAAACTCTCTTGAATAAAATCAAGATTATAAAGTCCTTTTGGACTGGTAACTTCCCAGCTACGAATACGTAGACGGAACCCTTCGCCTTCTTTGGCGGTAAATTCTTTAACTTTCAAACTTTCGTGTAACATGTGGTTCCCCTTAAAATACCATGTCTGCCGCAACAACAAATCGTTCTTTCATAGACTGCGGCGGGCAAGGTCTATGCCAAGTTTTACCTGGATAAATCATCCAGTTAAATTGTTTTACTGGCCCAGTCCAACGATCAGGTTGGTCGGGACCAAATAATGCAAATTCTGTACCGCATGTATTAATATCAGTGATATCATCCGGAATATGCAAGTAGTATATACCCGATAAGGTTCTTTCGCTACCATATTGGTGATTATGCCAAAGTGCATCACGGGCTTCTTTAATGCTATCGGTAGTCATGTAGCACCAGGAATGTATTGTATC